CCATCTCTTCGGGGGGTTTGGCTACATTCCAAAACGGCATTCAGTTTGGAACAGGCACAACTTTGGACAAATACGAGGAGGGGGGTACTTGGACAGTTTCAATTATAAGCGGCGGTACTATTGGAACTACAGCTAATTCAAGATATACAATTATAGGTAATATCTGTTATTTTAGTTTTTATTGTTATTCTATTAGTATAACATCAAATTCTAGTGAACTTAGGATAAGTTTACCCGTAGCAGGTGACACTACGGCAGCGGATTATACGTCAGCAAATATAGCTTATTCGGGAAGTTTTAACACAAGCACTTATTTACCTATTATAAATGATGGTACAGGATCGGGAACATATATATACTTTCACAAAAATAATGGAAGTAGTTCAACTATTGCAAATAGTGACGCTACAAGTTTAACAGAATTAATAATTAGCGGATGGTATTACGTTTAAATAAATAATTATGGGTTTAGAAAAAATAATAAAAATTGATAAAATAGAAATTGTCGGAGATTATAAAGCAATAAATGTTAGACAAGCAACTGTTATAACAGATGACGGCAAAGAAATATCACGCTCATTTCATAGGCACGTATTAAGTTGTGATGCTGATATAAGCGGAGAAGGTGCAGAAGTACAAGCGGTATGTAATGCGGTTTGGACGGATGAGGTGAAGGCTGATTACGCTGCAAATTTAGATAATCAAACCCCAATAGGAGGATGAAACAAATAGAACCAATTTCAATATGGCAGAATGGAACAACCAAAACTGCAACACAGTTACAAGTACAAGGTACAAGTGTAACTTTAGGAGAAAGTGCATCTTTTTATTGGCAACTACTAACAGAAGAAGGGCATCAAGTATCAAATGGTAATATGGGAATTAGTGGTGAAGCCTATACTGCTTGGAATGCAGATGATGACTACATTTATCAATGTGTAGCTACTAGTTTAAATTTAACTTTAGTTTCTGAAGAATAATTATCTTTAAAGCAAAAACTATGAAAATTACAGACGAAGAATTAAGCAAACTCAAAGAGCAAGAAACTCAAAAGAATCAAATAGCTTTAGAAATGGGGGCTTTAGATTACAAAAAGCATAAACTTTCAAAACTATTAGATGATTTAGTTGAATTACAAGAGATGACACTAGAAGATTTGAATGAAAAATACGGTAATATTAATATTAAAATAGATGATGGTAGCTATGAAGAAAGAGAAGATAAGTAAACACATAACATTTAATGAAGCTACTAGAAGCGAAACAGCAAAAGCTTTAGGTATTGATAACACACCAAATAAAAAAGAGTTAGAGAATATTAAAAGGGTAGCCGAAGAGATATTCGAACCACTTAGAAAGTGGGCCGGTCACCCCATCAGAGTTAATAGCTGTTTTAGAAGTGAAAGAACTAACAAATCTATTGGTGGGAGTTCTACTAGTGCCCATAGATTTGGCTTGGCAATGGATTTAGATTCACTTGGCAAAAAAACAAATGCTGATTTATTTAGGTGGATGGAAAAAAACCTAAAATTTGACCAACTTATCTGGGAATTTGGCACAGAAGAAAATCCAGCATGGATTCATGTTGGTATTTGTGAAGATGAAAAAAATTATAGAAATCAAAAGCTAACAGCAACCAAAAGCCGATCTAAAACACGTTACTCTTTTAGATAATGCCAATACCCAAACCCAAACCGAAAGAAAAAATTAATGCTTTCATGAAAAGGTGCATACCATTCATGAAAAAAGAAGTAAACGATAAACAAGCTGTAGCTATTTGCTACAAAGCATTTAAAGAAAAAAGATGACACAAGTAGGCGTAGACATAGATGGCGATAAAAAACCAGATTTTCACTTAGATATTAAGACTTTATTAATGGCTATTGGAATGATTGTATCAGTAGCGATGAGTTATAGTGTTCTTAAAAGCGAAATAGAGGTGGCAAAGACGCTGCCTAAGCCATTAATAGAACAAGATGATACTAGAGTGGTGAATCAGAAAATTGAATGGCTTATAAAAGAGTTTGAACGCCAAGATGAACGCTTAAAAGATATCGAAAACAGAGTCTATAAGAAGTGAAAAAATTCAAAGACACTAAACTTGGTGGTTTACTTTCTAAAATTGCACCTAAAATTTTAAATGTAGCTGGTGATTTGCTTCCAGATGCTGGTGTTTTGGGTATGGTTAGTAAAATGATTGCAGAAGATCCGGATATCTCACCAGAAGATAAGAAGGTTTTGCAAGAGCAACACAAAGAATTATATAAACTTGAGGTAGAAGATCGAGATTCTGCACGAAAAAGAGAAATTGAAATAGCTAAAACTGGTAAAAAAGATTACATGATGCAGCTTACCGGCATTGTTGGGCTGTTGTCATTCGCTTTTATTATCTACGCTGTTGTTTATGTGCCCTCTGTAACTGACAATGACCTCTTTGTTCACCTAATGGGCATGGTGGAAGGTGTTGTAATCAGCAACATCTTTGCATATTACTATGGCACATCTGCCAAAAAATAAAAAAGTTTATTATATTTGGGTGTCATCAAGACCAAACTTGCATTTTAAACGGTGCTTGGATCAGGCAAATATTTTTATTCTCCTCCTTGAAGGGGGGGTAGGGGGGGGTTGCATAAGCTGTTAAAGCATCCCCATAAAGGGATGCGTATACTAAGAATATGGCTGAAAGAACTAAATTAATAAAGAAGCTTGACAAAATATTTAGCATTTGGGTAAGGCGAAAAGATTCAGTAGATGAAATATCGACTTGTTTCACTTGTGGCTCTTCTAGAAACTTCAAAGAATTACACGCCGGTCATTTTATGTCTAGGAAGTACATGGCAACTAGATGGTCAGAGCTAAATGTTCAACCCCAATGTATAAAATGCAACATTTTTGACAATGGTCAACAGTATTTATTTTCAAAAAATCTAGATAAAAAGTTCGGTGAAGGCACTGCTAATGAGTTACATTTAAAATCTCAGATGTTAACTAAGTTTACAAATGATGAACTTTTGGAAAAAATAAAATTATACACTAAATTAGTCAAAGAATTATAACTGTGGTGGTTTACTTGGGGCAGAGCTTGGTATTTTTACCGCCCCATTAATTCAAAAGGGTGATTAATTTCACCTTTTTTTTATTTAATTTTGATTTATTAAATATTTGTTTAATATATTTGAAATAAAAATGGAAAATAAACCTAAAGAAAATATGTCATCTCGGAATAAAGATGATACTATTAAAAAGCTAGAGCAAAAAATATTGATGCTTGAAGCTTTATTATCTGTAAACTCTAAAAAACAAACCTTTTAAAATATGAATATACACGATAAACTAACTCAAATACAAAACAAAATTAAAGTAGAAAAAAAACACCATAATAAATTTGGCAATTATTATTATCGAAAGGCAGAAGATATTTTAATGGCATTAAAGCCATTATTAAAAGAATATGACTGCACTATTGTAATTGATGAAAAAATTATAGGTGAAACTATGATTCAAAGCACAGCAATCATAGGTGATAATTTAGGTGAAATGAAAGCCAGGGCGATTGTTGGAATTGATTTTGAACAAAAAGGGCAACAAATGCCTCAGAAGTTTGGAACCGCTTCAAGTTACGCTAAAAAATATGCTTTGGCTAATTTGCTTGGTTTAGATGATTCAGCTGATTCAGATGCTTTAAATAAATATGAAAAAGAAAAGCCAACATTATTAGCAAATACACCAGATTTTGAAAGAGCTTTAAAGGCTTTAACAAATGGATATACTATTGCAGATATTCAAAAAAAATATACTGTAAACACAAGTGAATTTAATATTTTAAACGAAGAAATAAATAAACTATCAATAAGATGAGCACATTAATTAATTTTTACATAGATATAAATAGTTTGCCAAAAGATAAATTTAAAAAGGGCAAGAACGGTAAAGTATTTTATAACTTTACTGCTAACATTGAGGATGCAACTAATAAATATGGTCAAAATGTTTCAATTTTTACGGAACAAAGTAAGGAGGAGCGCGATAATAAAACACCTCGCGATTATCATGGTAACGGCTCTGTTCGCTGGACAGATGGAAAGATTACTGTAGCCGAAAAGAATGACCTACCTTTTTAAAGTTGGTTAATTGGGGTGGTGTAAAAGCCACCTTTTTTTTTATATATAAACACACCACATTATGACACACAAAGAAGCTCTTCAGCTTTGTACAATCAACCACAATGCTAAAATTATTTACCCCCCAATAGCCCTTTCACTAGGTTCCAAAGTATTAGATACCAGACAAGGCAAAAAAGTTGTAGATATACCCATTGCGACTTATTCAAATATTAGTGCAATTGGATCACCGCCTAAAACCAAAAAGACATTTCTAACCTCACTTCTAGTAAGTGCTTATTTACATCATAATCAATTCTCTGGTAAGATAAAAACTCACCGCAAAGATCATATGGTTTTGCATTTTGATACTGAACAAGGCGAATACCATGCTGCTAGGGTTTTTAATAGGGTGCTAGATATGGCAAACCTAGATTTTAAAGAAGCTTATAAATGTTATGCTCTCAGGGTATTATCGCCCAAGCAAAGAATTGATTTTATTGAAAAAGAAATAGCATACAATAAAAATGTGGGCTTGGTTATTATAGATGGTATTACTGATTTGGTGGCTGACATTAATAATATCGAAGAAAGCAATTTGGCAGTGCATAAATTAATGGAATGGAGTGGCAAATATAAATGTCATATAATGACAGTCATACACACTAATCATAATTCAGATAAAATTACCGGTCATTTAGGCTCTATTCTACTAAAGAAGCTTGAAACATTGATTTCTTTAGAGCAAATTAATGATGAAATCAAAGTAAATTGTAAATTAAGCAGAGGTTTTCCATTCGAATCATTTAACTTTAAGATTAATTCATTTGGTTACCCCGAAATTTGCGATAATTACTATGACCCCATTGGAACAAATATTCAAGAAACACAAAAATTGGGTTAACGTAGTCAAATCTTTTGGGTGTGAGGAGTATTTAGCCGATGATGTTGTTCAAGAAATGTATATAAAGTTACAACAAAGGCTTAATAAAGGGCTAGATATTACTTATGGTGAGAATGATTACAACGAATATTATATTTTCAAGGTGCTTAGAAGCCTATTTTATGACTTAAAGCGAAAGCAATCAAAGGTTCAGCTGTATGATTTACATGAAAACACTAAAACAACTGAAGAGGAAGTTTGTTATGAGTGCTTTGAAGCTAAAGTAGACAAAGCAAAAGAAGAATTATTTTGGTATGATAGCCAAGTTTTTGATATTATTGATGGGGGTTACTCCATAGCTAGGCTTTCAAGAGAAAGCGATATAAGTTATTACAGCCTTTATAATACATATCGGAAGGTTAAAAAGATTTTGACTAATGAAATTGGGTGATTTAATATATTATTTTACTAAATACACTGGGATTAAGTTCATTGTGGATGGGCTAAGTAGGTATTTTGGCTTTGATTGTAAATGCGATGACCGCCGAAAGAAGCTTAATAACATAAAAAGATGGTAAAAGCTGATAGAATTAAGTGGGAGGCATTCAAAGCGGTCAAAAAAACTACCATCACCCATGAAGAATATGAAATGGTTTGTCAATTTCATGCCAAATACTTCAATCATAAGATTGATTACCCTTGCAAATGCAGCCCCAAAAGAATCAATAGCTTCATCGCTGACCTAAATAATCTATAATATTTTTTATTAAAGATTTATTTGATATATTTGTTTAAACTAATTAAAACAAATGCATTATCAATGGATTTTTCCGCCTAAAAAGTCTGATGTAGAAGCTGCCAAGCAGAAATATCTATCAGAACGCAAACAAAATAAAAGTTTTTGGTTTGAAAGCTGGTTTGATTACTTGCATTTAAGAAATAAGTTGAATGAAAACAATTAATTCTTTGTCTGGTGGCAAAACAAGTAGTTATCTAGCTGTTCATTATCCAGCTGACTATAATGTTTTTGCTTTAGTTAGAATTGATGATATAAAATGCAAACCTAAAGATGATAAGTTAATTCAAATGGTTTCTGATAAAATTGGTATTGATTTTATTGCGACTGCTGAATCAGATAAAACTTTAAAAGTAATATTTGATTTAGAACAAATACTAGGTAAAGAAATTATTTGGGTAACTGGAAAATCATTTGAGCAAGTTAATAAAGAAAAAACTGGAGGTAAAGGGTTACCAAATCAACAATGGAGATTTTGCACTACAGAGATGAAACTTCGCCCCATATTTGATTGGTGGTTTAAAAATATAAATCAAAAAATTAAGATGGGTATAGGGTTTAGGTATGATGAAAAAGAAAGGGCAAAAAAATTTAGTGTGTCTTTTAAGGGTATAGTAGGTAAAAGAAAAACCCAAAACAAATGGCAAGAAATAGAATGGCGCGAAGGGTATTTTCCATTAATAAAAGATAAAATAACTCATTACCCTATATATAAGTGGGCATTAAATAGCGGTATTCATTTCCCAGAAGATTCTAATTGTGTTGGTTGTTTTCATAAACAATTACAACAGCTTAGAAAAAATTGGGATGATGAACCTTTAAAAATGCAGTGGTTTTCAGATCAAGAAAAAAAGCACACTTGGAAAAAAGAAATGAGTTTCAAACAAATAAAAAAAATTGGTAAACAATTAGATTTTATTTATGGGGGTGGAAGTGGATGTCAAGCTGGATTTTGTACAGATTAAAAAATGAAGATATTAAATTTATACGCTTGTTTAGGAGGTAATAGATATAAGTGGGGTAACGATCACGATATTACAGCGGTTGAATTAGATTCAGAAGCTGCTAGATTATATCAAGAACGTTTTCCAGGCGATAAGGTTATTGTTGCAGATGCTCACCAGTACCTTTTAGATCATTATAAAGAGTTTGATTTTATTTGGTCAAGCCCACCATGCCCAACACATAGTAGGGCAGCTTTTGGTTCACGCAAATCAATCAAAGCTAGACACAAACCTGTTTATCCAGATATGAATTTGTATCAAGAAATCATTTTTATTCAACATTATTTTGAAGGTAAATATTGTGTGGAGAATGTCATCCCATTTTACACCCCATTAATTCCAGCTCAAAAAAGAGCTAGACATTTATATTGGTGTAATTTTAAATTACCAAGAATTTTATCAAAAAGAGAAGTCTTAGTTGGTAGTGGTAAGAATGAAGTTAAAAAATTATGTGAATTTCACGATTTTGATTTTTATAAATACAAAGGCAAACAACCCACAAACAAAATGGCTAGGAATTTAGTAGATTATGAAGCTGGTAAAACGATTTTAGATGCTGCCATTGGAATAATTAATAAACAAAACGTAAACCAAACAGATTTATTTTCATGAAAATACTCGTAGATGCTGATTCTTTAATTTTTGCTAGTTGTTACCGGCCCAAAGAGGATCCGGAAACGTTTTATGATAATTTGGATGATGTTATTTTTAAGTTCGATGAAAGCTTTCAGAACATTATTAATGAATTAGATGATATTTATGACTTATCGGAGGTGGTTGTGTTCAACGATTCACGTGGTAACTTTAGAAAACTCATCACAAAGACTTACAAAGCCAATAGAAAAGACCAAATAAAGCCTCCAATGCTTCCAAACATACACAAACACGTTCATGACACATATAATGGCGTGAGGGGCTTCGGAGTGGAGACTGATGACATGGTTGCTAGTTACTGGAAGAGCTATTCTGAAGAATATGGAAGAGATAATGTAATGATTGTATCGATTGATAAAGATTATTTACAGCTCCCAGCCCTAATTTATAGGTATAATCGAAAAGAATTTTTAGATGTATCTAAATTTGATGCTCTAAAAAACTTCTATACTCAAATGATCACTGGTGATTCGGCCGATAATGTAAATTTTTTTCATGGAAAAGGTATCAAGTTTTCTCAAAAATACCTAGATGTTGACACACCATACAAGTTAACCAAAAAAATGTATCAATTATTCAAAGAAAAATACAAATCTAAGGCTAAAGAAAAGTATATAGAATGTTATCATCTTTTAAAACTTAGAACAGATGTTAAATAAAAGCATATCAATCGAAAAAGCTACCCTAGAAGAGCTCATAAAGCTTAGACATGATAGTTTAAAGCACATGATAAGCAATAAAACGCTTGACCCAAATGATTTAGCTAGAATATCGAAATACGTCAAAAGAATTAACAATAAAATTAAAAAACTAGATGAAAAAAATAAACAAATTAGTAAAGATAGCGATTATCTTGACTTGTTTTAGTACAACCATACTAATTTATTGTTTAGCTAGTGGTTTGATTAAACACAAGCCCCATGTATGATAATCCATTTATAGTAAAATGTAATAATTGTGGCATAATTTATAATTCAAACTACATTAAATGCCCCAAGTGTAAAACTAAAAATACAAAAAATGACTGCACAGCAAATCTCAGATAAAATAATAAAGAAATCTGGCATAAACATATTTCAAAACTCAAGAAAAAGACACATTATTCGATATCGTTCACTGTTAATTTACATATTAAGAGACAAATTGAATATGAGGTGGGTATCTATAGCGATGTTTTTCAAAGCCAATGCTAAAAATATGACTGAAGCTTCCATAATTCATAGTTATGATCACTTCCCGATCTACCAGGAGCAAGACAAAAACCTAAAACAAATGCTTGATGAGTTCAATTTTAAGCCTATTGACATTGATGTTCTTGACAAAATACATTATCTTAATAATAAAATTAAAAATCTCACCCAAAAACTAGAAAAATATGAAAACTTTGTTTGATAAATTGATAAAATTTTTTTTTGATCCAGAACCAGAATATATGAACGATCTTAATATAACAGTTCCAAGCAAATTTGAAAGTAAAAAAGAGCAGCAGATATTTCTTAGACAGACCAAAAACTTGATCATTGAAAATACTATCATAGAAAAACCAGCTAAATAAAACGTTATTAAATTGATTACTAACGAAGATAACATGAATTTAATGGCTAGGTATGAAGATAACTATTTTGACTTAGCTATTGTTGATCCGCCCTATGGTATTGGAAATTGGGTTCAGCAAACAGGAAATAAAAGAGGGAAAAAGGTTGATTGGAATGATAACATACCTAATAAACAATATTTTAAAGAATTATATAGAGTAAGTAAAGAGCAAATTATTTGGGGTGCTAACTATTATAATTGTTTTAATAATAAAGGAGGTGCAATAATTTGGGATAAAAAAAACCCAAACCCAAAATTTAGTAAATGTGAAATTGCAAGTTATAGTAGATTAAAAAAAGTTGATTATATATGTATTAAGCATTTTGGATTTATATCTGATGATAATTATAATATTCACCCGTGTCAAAAACCAGTAAAACTTTACGAATGGCTTTTAATGAATTACGCAAAAGAAGGTGATAAAATACTAGACACCCATTTAGGAAGTGGATCAATAGCTATAGCTTGTCATAATTTAGGGTTTGATTTAACAGCTTGTGAACTTGACACAGAATATTATGAAAAAGCAATGAAAAGAATTAGCGATCACAAGAAACAAATAAGAATGTTTTAACCAGTTATATTTGAGCAATGTATAAAACAAACGACATAATAGAGAAGTCAATTGAGGTAATTAAAGAGCAAAACTTGATTTTTATAGGTGATATTTTTGCTTATACGATGTTTTCTAAAGATGCTTTTTATGATCACAAATGCCATGAAAACGAAGCGATAAAAAAGGAGCTACAAAATAATAGGGTATTAATGAAGCAGAATATGAGGAAGAAATGGTACAAATCAGATAATGCTGCCCTTCAGATATCTCTTATGAAATTGATTGGTGATGAGTCAGAGGTTCAAAGGCTCAACAATTCTAAGCACGAAATAAAGCACGATAATAAAGACAATAATATCAACGTTAAAATCATCAAGTGAATTTAGCTGCTAATGTGGTTTTTGAACATCTGCTAGAATCCACAAATAAAATCACCATTGAGCAAGGTGGCACCAGATCCGGCAAGACATACAATATTTTGCTTTGGATAATCTTTTATTATTGTGCTAATAATACTGGTAAAATCGTTACTATTTGCAGACGTACCTACCCAGCTTTGAGGGCTACTGTAATGCGTGATTTCTTTTATATACTTACCCATGAAAAATATGGCAGTAGATATGAAGATCACTTACACAACAAGAGTAACAGCGAATATAAGCTCTTTGGTAATTTGGTTGAATTTATAAGCCTTGACCAGCCTATGAAAGTTAGGGGTAGAAAAAGAGATTTACTCTTTTGTAATGAGATCAATGAAATAGATTATGAATCCTGGAACCAGTTAATTTTTCGAACCAGTGAAAAGATTATATGTGATTATAACCCAAGTGAAGAATACCACTGGCTTTATGATAAGGTGCTTACTCGTTCCGATGTTGATTTTCATATTACTAATTATACACATAACCCTTTCATTGAAGATTCGGTCAAAGAAGAAATAACCCGACTTCAAACTACAGACGCTCAATATTGGTCAATCTATGGGCTCGGTCAGAAGGCTAAATCTAGGGCTACTATATTTGAGTTTGTAGAATGTGAACAAATTCCCACAAATGCAAAATTACTAAGTCATGGCATGGATTTCGGCTACACCAACGATCAATCTGCATTTATTAGTACGTACATCCTAGATTTTAATTTGTATGTAAAAGAGCATCTTTATAGAACTCACATGACTACAATCGATATTTATAATTTTCTAATAAATGAAAATTTAGAAAATAAGCCCATCTATGCAGACAGTGCTGAACCCAGATTGATAGAAGAACTGAGAAGGCTAGGCTCTGGGAGGTATACACTACTACCTAGTATTAAGGGTAAAGATTCTATCAACGCTAGTATCGATTTGTTAAAAAGGTATAAAATACATATATTGAATACCAGTGATAATCTCATTCGTGAAATGCGAAATTATAAGTGGATTGAAAAAGACAGAAAGCTTGAGAATGTGCCCAGACCGGGTAACGATCATTTGATTGATTCACTAAGATATTCAACCTACTCAATTTTAAGCAAACCAAACTTTGGCAAATACCATGTTCGTTAACCACTTCCAAAAAGATTTAGAGATTGGGCACAAAGCCGAGCTTCATGTGCTTCAAGAAATAAGAGCTAAATATCCAGCTGCTGTTCAAATCAAAGTTAAATTCTCTGGCTATGACATTTGGATTCCAGAAACATCTCAAGGGGTGGAGGTTAAATATGACTATGCATCTAAGCGAACTGGTAACTTTGTTTTTGAACTAGAAGCCAATCACAAACCCAGTGGCATCATGACATCCACTGCCCATTGGTGGGTAATATATGACGGTGAAGAGAGTTACTATATTGAGAAAGATAAGATGCTCAAATTGCTAATCATGGCAAATATCAACTGGAAAGACTTCACCAATTCCTACGGTGAATATCGAAAGGTTATTTTTCTACCTACCAAATACTACAAAAGATACTTCAAAAGTAATCTGTACTAGCCCCTAAATAAATAGTTATAAAATTTTTGTTTGATAAGTTATTTATATATATATTTGTATTATAAAACAATGGATAGGGCTTGACTGTCAAGTCTTTTAAGTATACACTATAATTAAATAAATAAAATAACTATGAAACAAAATAAATACTATCACCCAATGACAAAAGTAGAGATGTCAAAAAAAGACTATATGGAACTTATGTTTGGTAAAGAGTTTATGAACTCTAAAGACAAAGGCACATTAAAAGAATATTAATTATGAAAATAACTAAAAAATTAATTAAAGACTATTTGGCACGAATGCCAAGGGCTGTAGTTCACCACGGAATTGATGGTGATGTTGACACACAAACCCATGATTGGTATGATCCATTCACTGGGTTATCAGTATTTGCTGATGTTACAGTGGTTAGAAATGTAAAGGTGAAAGGGTATAGTAATTATCAGTGGGAAGAACCTTGGGTAATTGATTACGAAGTTCACGTAAATAATGTATCAGCTGACTTTGATAAGGTTGATGAAAATGGTAAAAGCCTATACTTTGAGAATGTGCCCAAAGAATATTTTGGTATATTTGAGCAATACATAAAGCACAATGTGCACCCATACGAATGCTAGATGAAGTAAAAAGAATCAAATACTTTGGCAATGCTCAAATGGTATTTTCTATTTTATCAGATTGGCAAAAGCAAAAGCCGAATAAAAAACTAGAAGAATGTTTGGTGGCTCTTTACAATATGAATAAATACACTATTAATCTGCAAGATGACAGAGAGCTTTTACTTGATCAGCTGGTTCATGTCAAAAATGAGCGAAGTGAATGGGCAAAAAAAGCCCTAGATTATGAAAGGCAATTGGAATTATCCAAACTTTGAAGCGGTTTTACACCGCTTTTTTTATAAATTAAACTTTATAAACGTTATATAAACATGAAAGCTTCAATAACAATACCAACAGATTTATCTGAAATTACACTTTCTGACTATCAAAAATTTTTAGCAGTGTCTGAATTATACCCAGATAATCATAATTTTCTAGCTCAAAAAATAATAGAGATATTCTGCCATGTCAAGCCAGAAAATGTAAGGCTAATAAAAGCGGTTGATGCAGATTCTATTGTGAGAAAAATAACCAAATTGCTTGAGTCAAAGCCAAAAGATTTGGTGGAAAACTTCAAGCTAAACGGTGTTGAATATTGGTTTCACCCCGATCTTGATGACATGAGCTTCGGAGAGTATATTGATGCTGATAGTTATTTGGCTGATATAAAAGAAATTCATGCTTCTATGAACGTGTTTTACCGGCCCATAAAAAGCAAAGTGGGTAATAAATACACACTTCAAGATTACGATCCTGGAAAAAAAGATAGGCTTTTGAATATGCCTATGGATGCGGTCATATCTAGCATGGAGTTTTTTTTTCTTTTAAGCAATCAGTTATCGAACGTTATGACAACTTATTTCAACGATCCGAAGAATCAACAAGCCTTGAAGGTGGATTCAGTGCTCGATGGGGATGGTATGGATCAATTTTCCTACTTGCTAGAGAAAACATTAACGAAATTGAAAATACAGTTACCTTAAATATGCATACTTGTTTAAATGCGCTGAGTTATTTGAAAGACAAAAGCGAAGTTGAAATGAAAAAATTAAAAATTAAAAGATGAGCACTAGCGAACGAAGGGGCATAAGGGCGTATTATGAAATAACTGACACACTAAAAAACCAGTTACTTCTTGACCCAAATGTAAAAACTGTTACATCTGGTGACATCACTAGAATCAATTTAGAAAAAGCTGAGATATTTCCACTTAGCCATGTCACTTTAAATTCGATGACACAATCAGACAATGCCGGATCTGGTACGCTTACTTTTGATGTTACCATATTTTCAATGGATATAATTTCAAATGATCGAAAAACTGATACTGTAGATTTGTACATTGGCAACACTAACGAGCAAGACATTATTAACACCCAGCTTTCAGTGTCAAATTTGATAGTTCAAAGAATGAAGGGTGGTGATTTATTCAAAGATGAGTTCCAAGTTTTGGGTGATGTTTCATATGAATTCTTTACCGAGAGGTTTTCGAATGAATTGGCTGGGGTGGCAGCTAGTTTTTCAATCACTACCTATAATGACATTTGGATTTGCACATGAAATTTGAAGAGGTAAATATTGCACTAAATGCGTTTGGTAGATACGTCATTCAACAGTCTAGATCAAACCTTACCAAAGGCAAAAAGAATGTCACCAAAGGCTTGTATAATAGCTTAAAATATAAAGTCTATGAAGATGACAACAACAACTTTATACTTGATTTTTTAGGGGCAGATTATCAAGATTTTGTAGATGAAGGGGTGAGGGGTAAGAATCCAAACGCACTGCCAAAACGTTCTAAAAATTATGGTAAACAACAAGCTCCAAATAGCCCATTTAAATTTGGCTCTGGTCGTGGGGGTTCTGGTTTGAGAAGAGCAATCAATAAATGGGTGACACAAAAGAAATCTTTTGGTGGTCAGATCAGAGATAAAAAAGGGCGGTTCATACCTAGAAAAACTTTGCAGTTTTTAATTACCAGAAGCATTTGGTATAGTGGTATAAAGCCAAGTATGTTTTTTACTCACCCCTTTACTAAGGCTTTTAAACGTTTACCCGCTGAGTTATTAGAGGCTTTTAAAATAGATGTTGAAAAAGGTATATTATTAGGAATTAAAAAGTAATGGCAAATATATTATTAAGAAGCCCAAGATATGAAGGTATAACAGTAAGCACTGGAAAAGCATCTGTAAAATTAGAAGCTTCATTTGCTGGTTCGCTTCGTTACACGTTAGTTAAAAATGCAACCGCTGGGTCAGTGGTAACATTTGAGATAGCTGAATTGGCTTTAGATTATTTATCTATTACTTATGCTGGGAGTTATAGTGCCCAAACTTTAGCGATTAGTTTGACATTCAAAGAATACACTGGTCAAAATGCTACTGGCACAGAGTCAACAAATAGCACAATTACTCACACTGGGTTTGATGGTTATGGCTTTTATATGCAAGGGGCAAATCCTACTATTGCAAATACCCAATGGTTAATTCCACAAAAAGAAAGTGACAATACTTATGAAGTGTTTTTACCAGATAGCACTGCTGGAGTAGTGCCATACATGAGTGATGGAGGTGCTTTTAGTTATGTCAGCATCGATGCAAGTGATACTTCTATTGCTGCAAATAGTGGCTCTGTTCCTGGAAGTAATAACCCAGCTTTAACCATTACTAGAAGGGGTTGTATTTCTTATAGATACACACCTAAAAAGCTCACCTTTGTTAATAGATTTGGAGCACTTCAAGACTTGTATTTTTACTTAAAAGAGGTGCTAACAACCAACACCGCACGAGAATCATTTAACTCAAATACCATATCTTTAAATGGTAGCAGTACAACATACAGCGTAAACGCTCCCACTAAAAAGTTGTTTGATAGAACAGCAAGTCAAAAAGTAAGTTTATCTAGTGGTTATTATCCAGAGTTTGCCACTCAATATTTTGAAGATTTGCTTTTATCAAATCAGATATTTATGACACAACCGGATCCTCTAGATATATCATCAACTCAAATTGTGCCAGTCATAGCTACAACTTCTGAAATAATTAGAAAAACATCATTAAATGATAAGCTGATTAATTACGTTATTGACTTTGATTTTGCGTTTGATTACATTAATAATGTTCGATAATGCAGAAGTTTCAGATATACATTGGTGATGATCGGCTTGATTTATTCAAAGATGAGTCTATAACTGTTACACAATCTATTCAAAACGTTAAACAAATTGATAAGATTTTTACTGAATTTAGTCAGACTTTCTCAGTTCCAGCATCACCCACCAACAACAAAATTTTTAAACATTATTATCAGTATGATATTGTCAATGGATATGACGCTAGGGTTAAATCAGCTGGTAGAATTGAGTTTAATTTTCTTACTTGGCGGAATGGCTTTATAACTTTAAATGGAACTAGGCTAAAAAACCAAAAGCCTTATTCTTATAGAATTACTTTTTTCGGTGAAACCGTAAATCTTAAAGACATTTTAGCAGATGATCAATTATCGGTTTTAACACCGCTGAATAATTTTAACCTAGATTATGATGCAACTGAAATAAAATCAAAATTAATTAGCTCAATTACTAGCGCAAAAGCTCGAAAAAATGGGGCAAGTTCTGCAAGTATTGATTTAGTTGTGGATAACAATTCTGGAACTATTGAGGTTGGTGATGTGGTAAACTGTGAGGGTGTTAATGGAATGGTCACTATCATAAACGCTACAAATCAAAATAGTTTGATAATGTCAAGTGCTCAAACCATAGCGGATGACGTTGAAATTCGATTTTCAAAAAGCATTTGTACTCCGTTAATTACTCACTCTGAAAGACTTTATTATAATTCTACTGCTGCATTTGATGCTGATAATTCTGGCAATTTATATTACAACGGCGCAAAACCCTTGCAAGGTGTTTTATTTTCAGAATTAAAATATGGTATTAGAGTACACACTTTAATACAAGCTATTGAAAGTTATTATACAACTGCTAATGGATTTTCAAAAAATATAGTATTTTCTCAAGATTTTTTTAATTTTGATAATAGCGAATATTTTGAATTATTCATGTGGCTGCATCGTAAAAGCGGAGCAGTTGAACAAAGCACACAAATACCAATTTACAACTCATTAGTAAATGTGTTTACAATAAGCACATCAAATATTTACGCTCAAATGATAGCTGACGGTTCAAGCTCTGACCCGACCCAAACATCTACATTAAGACTTTATGCTCCAGCGGTAACATCAAATACTTTAACTGTTACCGTTAGCGTTTTCAGTGCTTCTTCTGAATTTCAAGTGGTAGTATTAAAAAATGGAAGTGCTTTTTTTAACTCAACATTTTCAACAACTGGATCATCATCGCCCACAATTTCCAGAACATTTACCACTGCTGATTTGGGTATCATGCAACCCGGAACTTATACTATTCAAATAAATCAAACATCTACAACTGCAATTAATTTTACAAGTATTGAGTGGGATTTAGCTGGTAACGTTTCAGGAACTGCATGGAGTAAATCATATACAACTTCTGGAGTAACGTTTGCAACCACATCAACTTTTGAATTTAATATAATTGAACAAATACCCGAACAAACAGTAATAAACTTTTTGACTGGATTATTTAAGCTTTTTAATTTAACTGCCTTTGTGGAAGATGATGTAATTGTGGTGAAAACTTTAGATGAATATTATCAGCAAGAAGAAACTTGGAGCACAACTGACACATTTTGGAATTTAACTGAAGCACTTTGGAATGAGGCTGGAACATCTGGAGCAACCACTTACTCAATAGATGAATTTATGGATATAGAATCTAGTGAAGTAAATGTGGCGTTACCATTTAAACAAATTAATTTTAAATATGAAGGGCTCGGCACATTCTTAGCAAAGCAATATGAAGAGCTTCAAAACATAGGTTGGGGTACAATTGACTATATTTTAGATTCAGAAGTTTATGATGCACCCACAGAGATATTTGAAGTTACTGTTCCATTTGAACATATGCAGTTTGAAAGGTTAATAGATACCGCTACTACTACTGGGGTTGATGGTGGTAAGACAGACATTCAATATGGGTTTTTTGTTAATGAAAATCAGCAGCCTTTTATTGGCAAGCCTTTGTTGTTTTACCCTATACAACAAACCGCCAGCACTTCATTAAGTTACAGAAATACAACGACAGCAAACGAGCAATTAACTAGCTATATTATACCGTCAAACAGTTTAAAACTAAGCAGCACATTGGATGCTTCAAACTTAAATTTTAAACTAGAATTTAACGAGTTTACCCTAGATGATTCGTTCACTGGAACATTATTTAAGACATATTATGAAACTTATGTGTCAGAAATATTTCACACCCAAAGGCGAATAATTAAAGTTAGTGCGTTCTTACCTTTCAAAATCATATATCAAATTGAGTTATATGATAGTATTGAAATTAATGGAAGGCTTTTCAGAATAAACTCAATGACTACAAATTTTCAAACTGGCAAAACAGATTTTGAATTAATTAATTTATTATGATAAAACTAATTTTACAAATGTTAGAATTTGCTAATGGTGAAACTGAACAGATTCAAAGAGCACAAGGCAAATATGCACACCCAGAAAGTTTCAAAGGTGCGTGGCGTAAATTTAAAAAAGAGTTAAAATGGCAGAGAAAGTAAATCTAGAATTAGAAGTAGAAGCAGCGAAAGCGATTAAGGAGGTTGAAGATTTAAGAAAAGAATTCAAAGAACTTAATGAGTTAGTTGAGAAATCAAACGCTATAAACGAGCAAGGTTTTGATGCATTAAAAAAGACTGGTGAATCTTCTGCCAAAGGTATCAAGGCTATTGGATCCGGAATAAAAGCTGCTGGAATAGGTGTGTTCTTAATTGCACTGCAAACTATGCAAGATTTATTCATGCAGAATCAAAAAGTGGTAGATATAGTGAACACCGCTTTTGAATCTTTAGCATTAGTTTTTAATGATGTGTTTGGGTTGCTTACTGGGGGTTTTGATTCAATCAAAAAGGTAGGTGAAGCTTTTGATAAATTCTTTGGTAAGCCTATTGAAACAGCTGTAGCATCTTTTCAAAAATTTGGTAGTGCGTTCAGCAAGATATTTGGAGGTGATTTTAGTGGGGCATTAGATGATGCAAAAGAAGGCTTTAGCGGTTTAGGTGATGCCATTAGCCAGACCGGTGATGGCTTTGTTGAAGCTGCTACTGATGCAGCTGACTACGTTGTGAACATAAAAGATGCAGCAATTGAAAATGTTAATCTAGCAAAAAGTGCAGAATTAGCTGAAGCTAAAAATGTTGGATTGCTAGAAAAGTTTGACAGAGCAGCTGAGAAGCAAAGACAGATCAGAGATGAGGAAAGAAACAGCATTGAGAAAAGAATTGAAGCAAATGAAAAACTAGGCGAAATATTAGAAGAGCAAAATAAAACAATGCTTGAAAATGCCAACATTGCTTTAAAAAGTGCTCAAGCTAACTTTGACAAAAATGCTTCAATTGAAAATGAGGTGCTTTTAATTCAAGCACGCAATGAGGTGCTTGCAGTTGAGGCGACAATTGAGGGTTTTCGGTCAGAGCAAAAAGCAAATGATTTGGCTTTAGACAAAGAGCGAATTGAATTAAAAAATACTGAATTCGAAGCTGACACAAATCGAAGATTAGATCAACAAAAGTTTGAAGCAGAGCAAGAGCTAACTGAAACCCAAAGGCTACAGAGATTGATTGAAATTAATCAAAAAGAAAAATTAATCCAAGAAGAAAGATTACAAGGTGTAATTAATGAAGCTAATTTAGGAACTCAAGCTAAGATTGATGCAGAGATTGCATTAAAAGATTTCACACAAGCCAACAATCAAGAGCTTTTAACTTTGCAAAAACAAGCAGCTGCAAATGAAATAGCTGTTAATAAAAAAACTTTAGCAGACAAACAAAAAATAGAAGCCCAAAAAATTCAAGCTACCCTAGTGAGTTTGGGTGCTGTAGCTTCTTTAATAGACCAAGATTCAAAAGCTGGTAAAGCGGTGGCTATTGCTCAAAGTTTAATCAATACTTACCTTGGAGTAACTCAAGCGTTAAGTTCATCACCGCCACCATTTAACTTTATTGCTGCTGCTGCTACAGCTGCTGCTGGTTTCAAAGCTGTTGCAGATATCAAAAGAACTAGGCTCCCATCCGCCGAGGCTGCAAGTGCATCAAGTGGTTCAACAACTGGAAGCTTTTCAGCTAGTGCTCCAGCAGAAGCAACACCCCCATCTTTTAATGTTGTTGGGGCTACAGCTACCAATCAGATTGCAAATCTTTTATCTAACCAACAACCCATAAAAGCTTTTGTGGTGAGTCAAGATGTTACCACAGCCCAAAGCCTAGAGCGGAATATTGTAGAAGGTTCAACTTTATAATGCAAAATTAACTTTCAAATTCGTTATTAGTTTATGAAAATCATTGAACTAATAATAGATGAAGGTGAAGATAATGGCGTAAATGCCATCTCACTTGTAAAAAATCCAGCAATAGAATCAGATTTTTTAGCTTTAAAATCAGATGAAGTTTTATTAAAAACCATCAATGATGAAAAAAGGCTTTTGGTTGGTGCTCTTTTGATACCCAACAAGCCTATCATGCGGAAAAATGAAGAAGGTAATTATTACATATACTTCTCAAAAAATACCGTAGAGAAAGCTTCACAAAAATTCTTGATGAATAACAATCAACACAATGCCACCCTTGAGCATAAAATGCCTTTAAGCGGAATGACATTGGTTGAAAGCTGGATAGTTGAAAATAAAAAGCAAGATAAATCAGCATATTATGGGCTTGATGTTCCAGAAGGTTCTTGGATGGGCACAATGAAAGTTCAAAATGAAGAGACTTGGCAAGAAGTGAAGTCTGGAAAAATCAAAGGCTTTAGCATAGAGGGGTATTTCGCTGATAAAATAGAGGCTTCAAAATATGATTCAGAAAAAGAAGCTGAAAATTTATTGAATGAAATCAAAAATATACTTGCTTAAAATGTATGTTAACAAGCTAAATCAAAAAGTATTAAAATACTTCTTTGAATCTTATTCAGATTACCCAGATGCTGTAAAAAATAACGCCAAAAAAGGTAGAGAACTTAATGAAAAAATTGGCAATAAGTGTGCTACTAGGGTTGGCAGATTACGAAGTTCACAACTTGCTTCTGGTGCTTCAATTAGTGTGGATACTATTACAAGAATGTATTCTTTTTTAAGTAGAGCACAAGAATATTATAATCCAAAAGATACCGAAGCTTGTGGCACAATCTCTTATTTGTTATGGGGTGGTTTAGCTGGTTTGAGGTGGTCAAAATCTAAGCTCAAAGAATTAGGTGAATTAGATTTGGCGGAAGTAGGTTCAAGGGGTGGAATAAAAAGAAGTAAAAAAGCCCCAAAGTCTGACACAAAAAACCCCAAACCAAAAGGTAAAGGCACTGCAAAAGGTAGTGCAAAGAATACCAGATCGGCAAAGGTTTCAAAACGAGATGAAAAAACGCTTCAGAATAAATCTGATGAGTTTAATGAACGTTATAAAAAGAAGCTTGGCTATGGTGTGACTGTAGGAATGTTAAAAACAGTTTTTCAAAGGGGTTTAGGTGCGTTTAATGTGTCACATTCACCACGAGTTCGAAGTGCTTCACAGTGGGCACAAGCTAGGGTGAACGCCTTTTTGTATTTAGTCAAGAATGGCAGACCACAAAACAAAAAATACACTGGTGATTTTGATTTATTACCAAGTAAACACCCCAAAAAACCTAAATAAAATGCAAGGTATCAACAGAAATAATATCACACCCTCTAAATCTTCACCCAAAGGTGGGAATAGAGCTTGTTTGTGCCAGGATGGCAAGACTTACAAGAAAGAATGCTGTAAGGGTGGCATCAAAAATCAAGGTATCGGGAAAGTTTAAGTGGTATTTAGAAAAAAAATTATTTTAAAATGCAAAATTTTTTACATAAACCGTTAATTAAATATGAAATCTACTGAATTATTAAATAAGGTAAAAGAGATTTTGAACATTCCAGTAAGTTTGGAAGAATCAAAAGAGGTAAAGTTAGAAGTTATGACTTTACAAAATGGCACAGTAGTCGAAGCCGATCGTTTCGAAAAAGGTGCTGAAATATTTATCAAAAGCGATGATGAAAAAATAGCATTGCCAGTAGGTGAATATGTTATGAGTGACGGAAAGCTTTTGGTGGTTAAAGAGGAGGGTGTAATTGATGACTTTAGAGTTGTTGGTGATGATGTACCAGCCAAAGAAATTACTGAAGATTTAAAATATCATGATAAAGATAAAAAGATGAAAAAAGATGATGAAAAAGAGATGAAGGAACACGAGGAGGATGAGAAGAAAAAGATGGCAGACCATATAAATGTCGACAAAGAAGGCAATATGATTGTCAAAATTGATGACTGGAAAGCCATGGAGGAAAGAATAGCAAATCTAGAGGTCGCTATTAACAAATTGAAAGGTGAAAAAATGGAAGCTTCAAAGACAATTGAAGAATTAGAAGAGCAACTATCAGCTGAACCAGCTGTGGAAGCTATTAAGCATTCACCCGAAAGCACTACTGAGGTTAAAGAACAACCAAAGTATGGTAGAAACAGACCAATGACAATGTCTGAAAAAGTTTTAGAAAGAATTTCAAATATTAATTAATTATGGCAACTTATATAGATACTTCAAACGATATTAGCTACAATCAAGCTACACAAAACACGATTACAACATCGGTAAGTATTCCGGCCGGTGATGCTGGAATTGATCAGAATATAGCAACTGATGCGCTGGTAATTAGTTTACCGCAAATACATTCTGAAAACATAGGGTTAACTTATTTGTTTAGGAATACTGGGGCAGATGGTAACAATATCATTACACTAAGCCCTCATTCTACTGATGGTTTCAATGGTTCTATTGCGAATGCAGCTGCTGATTCAGTGGCTTCTGGAGTTGTAGATAAAGACTGGGTAAACACCAAAGCAACAGCTAACAAAGGTGATTATGTCATTATTAGAGCGGTAGCCCTTACACAGTGGTACATTGTTGGAGGGGTTGGTATATGGGCTTCAGAAGCTTAATTATTAATTTTTAAAATATAGAAAAAATGAGAAACGTTGAATTAGCAACAACAACAAATATTACGACTACTTACAGCGGTCAAGCAGCCTCTGATTATATAGCAGCTAGTCTTTTTTCGGCGACTACTATTGATGATGGTGGAATCACTGTTAAAAGTAATGTAGCTTACAAAGAGGTATTACAAAGAATGGCAACTGGTTCAATTGTATCAGATGCATCTTGTGATTTTTCACCAAGTTCTACGATTACACTTGATGAGAAAATTCTTGAACCAAGAGAGCTTGAGGTAAATCTGCAAGTTTGCAAGCAAGATTTTTACAAAGATTGGCAATCGGCTTCTATGGGATATGGTTTGAATCAAACTTTACCCGGTAAATTTTCTGATTTCTTAATTGCTCACTGTGCCCAGAAGGTAGCACAAGCAACTGAGACCAGTATTTGGAGTGGTGCAGCTGGTGTGAATGGTGATTTTCAAGGCTTAGTCGCAAACATGACAGCCGATGCAACAGTTACAGATGTAGCTGCTATCGGTGGAGGTTTAGCTGCTGGGAATATAATTGCTGAAATGTCAAAAGTAGTGGCAGCACTACCCAGTGCTATCTATGGGCGAGAAGATACTTATATTTACGTTAATAGCAAAACTGCTAGGCTTTACATTCAAGCATTAGGTGCTCTTGGAAATGGTGTTCAAAATATGGGTTCAATGTGGTACAATAACGGAACGCTTACAATTGATGGCGTGAATGTTTTTGTAACTCCAGGCTTGGCAGATGACACAATGGTTGGAGCTCAAGCTAGTAATTTGTTTTTCGGAACTGGTATTCTAAATGATAATCAAGAAGCCTCGGTTTTGGATATGCAAAATATCGATGGGAGCAGAAATTGCAGAGTGATTATGCGCTATACTGCTAGTGTGCAGACCGGCTTCGGCTCTGATTGCGTTTTGTATAGTTAATTGTTAACTTAAAATTATAAAGATATGCCATGTGCTGTAAGCAAAGGGCGTAGCCTTCCATGTAAGGCAGCGTTCGGCGGAATAAAGACCGCCTATTTTTTCGATCTGGGAGGGCTTGGAACGGTTAGTTATGGAAGCGGTGATGATGCTGGTAAAATTACCTCTATCACTGGAACACCAACTGTGTACCCTTATGAGGTTAAAAATACTTCAAGCCTAGAAACAGCGATAAATAGCTCTCGCGAAACTGGCACAACCTTTTATGAGCAAACGTTATCATTAACATTTACTTATTTAGACGTGCAAACGCAAGAGCAAATAAAACTACTCGCTTGGGGTAGGAATTCTGTAGCTGTGTTAGACTATTATGATAATATGTTTATTTGTGGGTTAGAAAATGGAATGGAAATGAGTGCTGGAACTATTGGAACTGGCACACAGCCAGGAGATTTGAGCGGCTTCACTTTGACTTTTACTGGTCAAGAAGAAGATCCGGCAACATTTATCACTAGCTCTATAATAGCTGCAAGTGCAACTCAAGGAGCGCAAATCGATCCAACTTCATTGGTAACGCCTTAGTTTTGTTTTTTTTAGTTAGTTTAGAAGCCCTTTTATTAGGGCTTTTTTTTTACAAAATCATCAAAAAATAACGTTATCCTATTATGATAATTGCGACTACTAGCACTGGGGCACAAAATTTTAAAGTAATTCCACGAGATTATTCATTAACTAGCTTTACATTGAAGATTAGAGATGATCAAACAAATACAACGGTATCTTATTCAATCACTGGGGCTAGTGTTAGCACTAATTACGTTATATTTAGCAACACATTTAGCCCAGTATTAGTAAGTAATCACTATTATGATTTTATTTTAGTAAGTGCAGCTAGTTTAATTGTGTATAAAGACAGATTATTTTGCACAGATCAAACAATAAATCAAGCTAATAATAATTATTATGATCTCAATGAAGGTGTTTATACTACTTACGATGGTTTTAATAATGAATATATTGTAACAACATGAGAAAAAACAAAATAAACATTCAAGCCACCGTTCCAAAAGCCAAAAAACCTATGAATGTAGGCTTTGTAAATCTAAGTTCTTTCGTTCTACCAGAGATTAAAGAAGAAACTGGCAAGTTTAAGTTTGTAAAGTTTGGTGAAAACAATGATTATTTTCAAGTTTTAATTGATAGGTATGTTGGAAGCCCAACAAATCACGCTATTATAAACAGTATATCTCAACAAATATATGGTAAAGGCTTAAACGCTACAGATGCAAACAAAAAGCCCGAAGAATATGCCATGATGATCCGAATGTTTTCAAAAGAATGCGTTCGAAGATTATGCACAGATTTAAAAATGCTTGGGCAATGTTCAGCACAAATAATATATTCTAAAAATAGAACTAAAATAGTCAAGGTTGAGCATTTGCCAGTGGAAACTTTGAGGGCAGAAAAGGCTGACGAGAATGGTAAGATACCAGCATACTATTATCATAAGAATTGGGCTGATTTAAAACAAGGTGAACAGCCTCGAAGAATTCCAGCTTTTGGAATGAGTCAAGAACCTATTGAAATATTTTATATCAAACCCTATAAACCAAGCTTTTTCTATTACTCACCCCCAGATTATCAAGGGTGTGTTCAATATTGTATGCTTGAAGAAGAAATCAGCAACTATTTGATCAATTATGTACAGCAAGGTTTGTCGCCTTCTATGCTTTTAAACTTCAATAACGGTATTCCAAACCAAGAAGAACGAGAATTAATTGAAAGTAGAATTGCACAGAAATTCACTGGCTCAAATAATGCTGGAAAATTTGTATTATCATTCAATGATTCTAAAGATACAGCTGCTGATTTGATTAGTGTGCCAGTTAATGATGCCCACTTACAGTTTCAAACGTTATCTGATGAAGCTGCAAAGAAAATAATGGTGGGTCATAGGGTAACAAGCCCAATGTTGATGGGTATCAAAGACCAGTCTGGATTAGGCAACAACGCCGATGAGATAAAGACAGCTAGTTTACTTTTTGACAATGTAGTTATTAGAGCATTTCAAGAATTATTAATTAGCTCGTTTGATCAGATTCTTGCGTATAATGACATAACATTAAATCTTTATTTTACTACTCTGCAACCATTAGAATTTACAGAAGTTGATACAACTATTCAAGATTCTGAAGAAATCGAAGAAAAGACTGGGGTTGAAATGCAACTCAAAAAGATAGATGGGCAAACAGTTTACGAAACAAAAGAAGAAGCTGAAGAGGTAGCTAAAACTATTGGCTGCA